GATGAACTATTGAGCCCGAGGGTTTTTTTGACAGTCAAAAAGGACCGAAATCGATGGGAAAACGCGGCCCGCCGCCAAAACCGACGCATTTGAAATTGTTGCAGGGCAACCCGGGAAAACAGGCGATTAACCGCAACGAGCCGCAGCCGGAACGCGCCTCGACGCTGCCGCCCGCGCCGGGAATGCTCACCGGCTACGCGGTCGAGGAATGGGATCGCGCGGTTGCCGAGCTTTATCACATGCGGTTGCTGGCCCGTGTCGACACGCAAATACTGGCCGCGTATTGCACGAGCTATTCGATCTGGCGCACGGCGGTCGAAACGTTCGACGCGAGCGCCAAGCATTTCCCCGACATGCACCGGCTCGTCGTACGCAAGGCGAACGGCGATCCGATACAGAATCCGTTGCTCCGCACCATCCACGACGCCGCCGCCGCGATGGCGCGGTATGCCGCAGCGTTCGGATTCACACCGGCCGCAAGATCCAGCATCATCGTTCCGCGTGAGGGCCAAGGTGCCGAGAGCAAATTCACCGGCCTACTCTCGGGCTAGGCGTACCGCCAAGGGCAAAGAGCGGGCCGCCAAGGTAATCCGCTTTATCGAAAAGCTGATCGTTCCGAGTGGGCGCGGTGCGGGCAAGCCGTTCGTTTTGCAGAAATGGCAACGCGAGTTCATCGAGGACATTTACGAGCCGACTCTGCCGGATGGCCGCCGCGTTGTGCGGCGCGCGATCCTGTCAATGGCGCGCAAGAACGGCAAGACGGCGCTCATTGCGGCGATTGCGCTGGCGCACCTGATCGGCCCCGAGGCGATCCCGAACGGCGAGATTTATTCGGCCGCCAACGACCGCGATCAGGCGTCGATTATATTCAAGTTCGCGCGCCAGATCGTCGAGGCCGACGCCGAGCTGCGCGCAAAGATCGAGATTATCAACTCGACCAAGACAATGCTGGTGCGCTCGCTCGGCGCGATCTACCGGGCGATCTCGTCCGAGGCCGGGACCAAGCACGGCTACATGCCGAGCCTCGTGATCTACGACGAGCTGGCGCAAGCCAAGAACCGCGATCTCTACGACGTGCTCGACACGAGTTTCGGGGCGTGCGCCGAGCCGTTGTTCATCGTGCTCTCGACGCAATCGAACGACCCCGAGCATATCCTTTCGCAATTGATCGACGACGGGCAAGCGGGCGTCGACCCGACCATCGTGTGTCACCTGTTCGCGGCCGCCGAGGGCTGCGATCTCGACGACAAGCGGCAATGGAAAGAGGCGAACCCGGCGCTCGGCGTGTTCCGCGACTACGCCGACCTCGAGTCCGCTATCGACAAGGCCAAGCGAATGCCCGCCGACGAGCCCAAGGTGCGAAACCTTTTGCTCAATCAGCGGATCTCGCCGTCGGCGATCCTGATAAGCCGCCGCGAGTGGATGGCGTGTGCGGGCCGCGCCGAGTTCACGGATGGAGAGGCGGTCTATCTTGCCCTTGACCTATCGAACACGCTCGACCTGTCGGCTTTGCTCATGGGCTCGGACGATGACGTCACGCGTGTTAAGGCGTTTTTCTGGAAGCCCGCCGACCAGCTCGCCGAGCAATCGTTCCGCGACTTTGGATCGGGTAACTACCGTTACGTCGAATGGGAAAAAGCGGGTTATCTCGAAGCGCCGCGCGGCCGCTCCATCGACAAGGAAGCAATAGCGCGCCGCATCGCCGAATTGTGCGGGCGCTACCATGTGCGCGCGATGGCCTACGACCGCTGGCGCATGGATGATATCTTGCGCGAGTTCGACCGCATCGGTTTCCGCGCCTACAAGGACGCCACCGACGACGACCCGGCCAAGCTATCCAAGAGCTTGCCGCGCGAGGGCTTGCGGCTGGTGCCGTGGGGCCAAGGGTTCAAGGACATGGCCCCGGCCATTGATGCGCTTGAGAGCGCGGTCGTCGAGCGCAAGCTCATGCACCCGAACAACCCGTGTCTCAACTGGAACATGGCGAACGCCATCGCCGTGATGGATCCAGCGGGCGGCCGCAAACTCGACAAGGACAAGTCGCGTTTCCGTATCGACGGCGCGGTCGCGCTGGCGATGCTCATGGGCTTACGCGCCCGCCATCGGCAACAGCGCGTCGTCGATCTGGAAACTTTAATCGGATAACCAAAGGAAACACCGAACATGAGATGCCTCTTTGCTATTGCTTTCGCCGCCGTCTTGCTCGTTGCCGTTCCGGCGCGCGCCGACACGGTTAACAATCTGAGTATCGGCGCGCTGCCGAATCCCGTTCCGCAATCGTTGAGCAACCCGTGCATCATTTGCGGCACGACGGCACCGGGACAACCGGCGAATTTTGGTTATAACAATTTCTCGAATACCGGCAGCGATACCTCGTTCAATACGTTCTCGACCGACATTCTCGGCGGTGGCCCGTTGCTCGGTAATCTGGAAGCGAACGCGTTGCCGTACAGCGGCGCATTGCTCGACGCGTTCCTGCAAGGCGCTGGCGACGTATCGCTCAAGTTCGGCGTCGCCATCGACGTGAACACCGCACACAACGGCGAGACGCTTGAGCAATTCCAATTGATCGACCTGTCGCTGCCAGCCGGTCAGCGCGTGATATTTGATATCGACGGCCCGATTGCCTTGCCCGATATTAACAACGGCAACGGCAAGGGCGACTACCTGATAACCGGGTTTGATCTCTCCAACGTCAGCGCGGGCGACCTGTTGCTGTTTCATGCCTCATGGTCGGGCGCATCCGACGGCGCGGAAAGTTTCTACATCGTGCCGTTGCTGGCGACCGATACGACGCCGATCCCCGGCGCGGCGTGGCTGTTCGTGAGCGGCCTCGGCGTGCTCACCATGCTCGGCCGCCGCCGCCAACGCACCCCGATAGCGGGCCGAACCTGACCCGCTATTCCTCGCGTCGCGGAGCCCGCTCTCCCGCTGGAAAGCGCCACAACCCGCGACGTGAGGGTCAATTATCAAAACATGGAGTCCAGCTATGCCGCTCGCAATTGTTGACGGCCCGACCATCGCCAAAGGTGAATCGCTTTCCGATGGCGTCGATTGCTCGGCCGGAAAGATCGTTCGCATTACCGTGCCGCAAGAGTTCACCGACGCTAACCTGACGTTCCAAGTGTCGACCGACGGCAATTTCTACAACGACCTCTACAACAGCGACGGCGAGGAAATCACCATCGCGCCCGAGCCCGATACGGCGATCATCGTCAGCGAGGTTTGGACGCGCTCGATTGTGTTCATCAAATTCCGCTCGGGCACGCGCACGCACCCGGTCGAGCAAGACGAGGATTGCAAGTTCGCCATCGCAATCGAAACCCCATAAAGGAATAGCGAGCCAGCCCTCGCTATCCGTCGCGCCGTTGCGCCCACCTTCCCCGTAAGGCGTGGCGCTACAACGCGCGGCGCGGCGGTCAAAATAAAACCGCCGCCCGGTTAGGGGCGGCGGGTACTTGTTGAAACGCCCGAGGCTGGCAGACCTAAGCCGTTGCCTTAGCCTTTTTGCCCTTGCCTCGGATGGCGTCAAGCGCGGCGCGTCCGGTTAGCGGCATTGCCTTGCGGGCCTCGGCCTCGGCGGCCTTGCGGGCGGCCGTCATGCGCTCGGCGACGAGCGGATCCTTGCGATCCAAGAACGGCGGGATCGCCAGCTCGTCGACCTTGGCCGTCGGCACCGGCTCGGCCCGCAATGCGCGGTCGAGCTTGTCGTCAAGCGCCGCCGCCCCAACCGTACCGTCCTTGACCGGGGCTTGACCCAATTTGACGGCGAGCGAGCGCCGCTTGCGCGAGAGCTTGCTCACCATGTTCGTCGCTCGCCTTAGCCGCGTCTCCCATCGGCGCAGCTTGGTATCGACGTCGGCGAGTTGTGTGATAGTGTCGGTTTTCATTGTAGAGACTCCTGTTGCTGAAAGGGGCCCGCTGATCCTGACCGATCAGCGGGCCGGTTCGTTACACGGTTTCGGTCACGTCCTCCCAATTGGCTTTAAAGATCTGATACGTCCGGCCTTTGACGCCGGGCGCTTCGATCATGCCGCCGACCTTTCGGCGTGACCCGCTTGCCATTTGGCGAGTCGTTTCCGGTCGGCCGTCTTGCATGAGCGCGAGCACGCCGTCCCATGTGGTAGCGATGCCAAGATAACCGCACCATGAATGCCGTTCGGTTACCTTGCCGTCCTTGTCGCGGATGATGCGGGCCGCGATCTCGTCGCCGGTGATTTTGTAAACCGACCAACCGCCGACCGGCCATACGTCGTTCGCTTCAAAATGTTGGATATGATACGAGGACATTCTGCATTCCTTTTTTGATTCAGTTTTCAAACAACTCGGGCAACGCGCCCGCGTCACTCGGCTAATCCCGACTGACAAAAACATTTTAGCATGGAAATTTTTGCCGAATTTCGTTTCGCGGTTTCGTCAATGGGTTAGCGAGTCAACATCATTGATAAGTCACGCAAACAAAATTTCAAAAGCTGCCACAATTACATTTTGACGTTCGTCGAAACGGAATCGGTCAATGGGTTAGCTCCGATTCCGTGAGTGAGAATCCTTGTTTTGTTGAGGCTGCCACAATTCGCGGGAGTGAAAATCATGCCGACAAAAGACGACGATATGCAGCCCGATGATGATGAGAGTTATTTAGATTGGATGGATCGTTGCGGCGACTCGCTCGACGAGGATACCTGCCAAAACATTTGGGATGAAAAACACGGCAACAACGGCATTGTGATCCGCAAGACACACGCCTCGACGAACAAGGCCGACGGCCTCGACTTTGTGTTGAGCGACGAGACGCCGGATCGCTACGGCGACGTTATCGCCGCCGACGGCTGGATCCTCAACAATTTCAAGCGCAACCCGATTGCCTTGTTCGGGCATAACTCAAGTTTTCCGATTGGGAGCTGGAAGGATCTGCACGTCGAGAACGGCGCGCTACGCGGACACTTGCAGCTCGCCCCGGCTGGCACGAGCGAACGGATCGACGAGATCCGCAAGCTGGTCGAGGCCGGGATCTTGCGGGCGGTATCGGTCGGTTTCCTGCCGGTCGAATCGCGCGCGAAATCCAAGACCGAGCCCGGCGAGCTATACGTCAAGCAAGAGCTGATCGAAACGTCGCTTGTGTCGATCCCGGCGAACCCGAACGCGCTCGCGGTTGCCAAGAATCTGCACGTCTCCGACGCAACGCTGCAAATGGTGTTCGGCAAGCACGCCGTCAGAAACACCGCGCGCAGTGTGCGCCGTCACGGCGAGAACGCCGAAACCTCTCGCAATGGAAAGTCGAAACCCATGTCAACGCTCGCACAACGCATCAAGGATGCGGAGCAACGACTCCTCGAAAGCCGCGACAAGCTCTCGGCACATTTGGACAAGTCAGACGACAACAACGTCACCGACGCCGACCTCGAAACCCGGCAAACGCTCAACACCGAGATCGTCACGGTCGAACGCACGCTCGCCAGCTTGCGCGAGTCCGAAAAGCATCTCGGACAATCGAGCGACGACGGCGGCAGCCGTGCGCTCATCGTGTCAAACGCCGAGCGCGCAAAGAACGGCACGGCGCTGTCGCCGCGTCCGTTTAGCGTCTCGCCGAAAAAGGTATCGCCGCTCGACTTGCTTTGTCGGGTTGGCGCTTTGCAGGTCGTCGCGCACCGCGAACGCAAGCCGGTCGACGATATCCGCCGCATGGTGTACGGCGACGACGAGGCGACCAAGGCCGTGCTCGAATGGCAAATGAAAGCCGCAAGCGCGCCCGCAATGACGACCGTCACCGGATGGGCTGCCGAACTCGTGCAGCAAATCGTCGTCGACTTCATGGCAACGCTCTACCCGAAAGCGATCTACCCGCGCTTTTCGAGCATGGGTCTGTCGCTGACGTTCGGCCGCAACGGCAAGATCATCATTCCGACCCGCTCGCGAACGCCCACAATCGCGGGGTCATTCGTCGGCGAAGGTCTGCCGATCCCCGTGCGTCAAGGCGCGTTCACCTCGCAAAGCCTCACGCCGAAAAAAATGGCGGTCATTACGACGTGGACCCGGGAAATCGACGAGCATTCGATCCCGGCCATTGAGGGCTTGCTGCGCGACGCGATTCAGACCGATACCGCTATCGCTCTCGATAGCGTCCTGATCGACACAAACCCGGCGACCGCGATCCGGCCCGCCGGTATCCTCAACGGCGTCTCCGGCTTGACGCCGGTTGCGGGCGGCGGCTTTACGGCGCTCACGGGCGATATCAAGGCGCTCTCGGGCGCGTTGCTCACCGGCACGCTCGGCAACGTGCGCAATCCGTGCTGGCTGATGAACCCGCAACAGGTCAACAGCGCGGGCCTCGTGGCAGCACCGGGCGCGGGCGTGTTCCCGTTCCGCGACGAGATCTCGCGCGGCAGCCTCGGCGGCTGGCCAATCATCGACTCCGGCACCGTGCCGCTCGGCACCGTGATCGCGGTCGACGCCGCCGATTTTGTCAGCGTCACCGGCGACGGGCCTCGGCTGGAGGTTTCGGATACGGCAACACTTCACATGGAGGATACTAGCCCGAGCGACATTTCGACGGCGGGCTCGCCCGCTGTTGTTGCGTATCCGGCGAAATCCATGTTCCAGACCGATATGCTGGCGCTCCGGTTAATCATGCCGATCAACTGGGCGCTCCGGCGTACCGGCGTCGTCGCATGGGTGGCCGGGGTCACGTGGTAAGCGTGCCATTTAATCGCACCGCGAATGAATGGAACGGCCGGGCGCGCGCCCGGCCGTTGTTTTTCCTGCACTTAAACAAGGGATTAAGCCAATGACCGATACCGAACAATCGAAAGCCGACGCGACGGCCAAGCAACGGACGGACGATCAAAAGAAACACGCCGAGGAAGCCAAAAAGAAACTCGGCGAAGCGCGCGAGGCGCGCGAAAAGGCGAGCAAGGAACGCGAAAAGACGGCGGGCGCGACCAAGCCGACGCCGACGCAAGAGGAAAACGATCTGGCCGCGATGGGCGTACAGGTCGCCGAGCACGAGGACGACGGCAGCGGGCCGGATCCGAACGTGCCCGCGCCCGACGCACACGGCCACACGACAAAACAAATGGAAGCGGGCAAACCGACGGCGAAGCCCGGCTATCAAACCAAGGCGACCGCGTGAGCGTTCGCGGTTTTCTGACAAGGGTCGCGGGCGGTATCGTCGGCAAAGCGGAAGGCGACTACCGCCCGGGACCATACTACCTGCCAGTCACGGGCGGCTGGCTGCCCGCTGGCGTGCCCGATAATTTCTGGCAGCTCGGCTATACCCCGGTCACGGGCGGACAATCGGCGATGGTCGAGGCGTGCGTCTCGGCCTATTCGCAAACCGTCGCCATGTGCCCGGGCTCGCAATGGCGTCTCAACGACGACAACGGCCGCGAGCGCGTGGTCAATTCGGCGCTCTCGCGCGTGCTGCGCCGTCCGAATGACTATCAGACAATTTCCGATTTTCTGTTGAACGTCACGCGCCAACTCTACATGACCGGCAACGCCTACGCGCTGGCGCTGCGCAACTCGCGATTCGAGATCGACGAGTTGCACTTGATGAACGCGGATATGTCCTACCCGCGCGTCGCCTACAACGGCGAGATTTTTTACAACTTGGCGGGCAATGACGTAATCGCGGCGCGGCTGGAGTCGCGCGAGCAATTGATCGTGCCCATGCGCGATGTGCTGCATATCCGCTTGCACACCGAGCGCGCCCGCTTCCCGACGCCACTGGTCGGCTTGTCGCCATTGCTGGCCGCCTATTACGACGTCGGCGTCGTCGCCGCTATCGCCAAGCAACAGACCTCGTTTTATGCCAACGAGGCGCGCCCGAGCGCGGTGCTCTCGACCGACATGGTGCTCGACAAGGATCAAGTCACGGCGCTGCGCGACCGCTGGAACGAGCAAGCGCGCGGCATGAGCCAAGGCGGCACGCCGATTCTCACCGCTGGCCTCAAGGTCATGCCGTGGGCGGTTGCCAGCAAGGACGCGGCGACCGCCGAGATCTTGAAATTGAGCAGCGACAACATCGCGCTGGCGTTTCGGATCCCGTTGCAAATTCTCGGGCTCGGAACCGCGCCGGTCGGCTCGACCGAGATCCTTATGCAATCGTGGATCGCGTCGGGCTTGGGCTTTGCGCTTAATCATATCGAGGAAGCGTTCGGCCTGTTGTTCGATCTTGAGGGCCAGCCGGACGAGTATGTCGAGTTCGACACGGCGGCGCTGTTGCGCTCGGCGTTCAAGGATCGAATTGACGGCCTCGCACGCGGTGTTCAGGGCGGCGTCTTTGCACCGAACGAGGCGCGCGAGCTTGAGGGATTGAAGGCCGTGCCGTACGGCGACGAGCCCCGGGTACAACAACAACTTGTACCTCTATCGGCGGCCGCAAACATTCCGGCAGCACCCGCGCCGGGCGCGGCCCCGCCGTCGCCAGCACCGCCGCCGCCAAAGCCGTCCGAGCAAAAAGGTTTGACCGATGCAGAACGAACCCGCGTCCGTCGCAGCATCCGAGCACATTATCGAACGAACCGGCTCGCTGGATGATCTTGTCGTCGCGGAATTGGCGGCCGCCGCAGGACAAGCCGAGCGCGAGCGCGATCTGTTGCTCGCGAAAAAACTGGCCGAGCTGGATCGGCGCGAGGCCGTTCACGAACTGAGATTGCAACAACTTGAGCAAAACGTCCGCGAGCGGCTTGCGTCGCTGCGCGATGGCGAGAAAGGCGAACGCGGTGAGAAAGGCGAAAAAGGCGAAGCGATCAAAGGCGACCCGGGGCCGACCGGCGAAACGGGGCCGCAAGGTGATTCGATCAAAGGCGAAAAAGGCGAGCCCGGCGAGCCCGGCCAGAAAGGCGATAAAGGCGAGACGGGCGAACGCGGCGAAACCGGCGCACCCGGCAGCGACGGCGAGCGCGGCGAAACCGGCACGCCCGGCCGCGACGGAATCGACGGAAGCAATGGAGAGCGCGGCGAGCCCGGCGAACGCGGAGCCGACGGCGGCGACGGAATCGACGGACGCTCATTCGTAATCCGCGACACTTACGATCCGTCCGAAACCTATCATGCGCTCGACGTGGTAACGCTCAACGCGACGTGGTTTGTCGCGCGTTCCGACGACCCGGGCGTGTGCCCCGGCCCGGGCTGGAAAGCCGGGCCGACGGCGCGGCGCGGCGAGAAAGGCGAACGCGGCGAACGCGGCCCGCGCGGCGAAATCCCGAACATTGTCACGAGCGAATTTCCGCGCATTGTCGAGTGGGATATCCGCGCCAAAACATACGAGGCGTTTCCGCTCATGAGCGACGGCACGCTCGGGCCGCCGATCCCGTTGCGCACCCTGTTTGAACAATTCCAAGCCGAAAGCTAAGGCGATGCAATCGACCATCGTCGTTACCACCCCGGCGACGTCAATCGACCTGATCGCGCTCGACGAACTCAAGCGCGCGCTAAACATTACCTCGACCGTGCAGGATCAAATGCTCGCGGATCTCATTACGCGGGTATCCGATGAAATTGCCGCCTATTGCAGCCGCGTCTTTGGCTACGAGACCGTGGTCGAAACCTTTACCGAAATCCCCGACGACAAGGCGCGGCTTTTTCTGGCGCGCTTTCCGATCCCGCAAGACTCAACCGGGATCACCTCGATCACCAGCGGCGGCACGGCGCTGGCCTATCCCGATGGCATGTTGCTCGATTCATTGTGGGGCAAGCTGACGTTGCCGTCGGGCGTCTACACCACGCAAACAGTTATCAACTATTCGGGCGGCTATCATCTGCCCGACGAGGCTCCGCCCGCGCTCAAGCAAGCGGCCGTGATCCTCATGCGCGAGGCGTACTACGCCACCATTCGCGGCGACGCCACCGTGCGCATGATCGGCCACAAGGAAAGCCGCATCATTTATTTCGATCCGAACTTGCTGGCGCGCGGCATCGCCGGATCGGGCGGCACGCCCGCGCAACGCGCGGTCGGCGACTTGCTGACGAGTTTCACGCGCTACGAGGCTTGACGAACAATGCTGCATGTCACGCTCGATCCGTCGCTGCGCGACATGAAGCAATGGTTAAAAGAGGCGCTTTATACCGATATCAATAAACATTTTAAGCATCGGCTGCCCGACGAGGTGGTGATTTTCAGGAACGTTCGTTACGCGTGGAAAAAACGCTACGACGACAACGATCTCGTCAAGATCGTGACGGCCAACGACGGTGACGTGTGCAAATTCTGCATCGATATGGTGCAACATAATCCGTACCGATACGGCGACGCGAAAAAAATGTTGCCGCATCATCCGAAATGCCGCTGCCAAATCCGCTCGCTGCGCGCGACCGATCCCGGCTACCTCATGCAACCGACAGTCAAGAAAGCGCGCGCCTACGCGAAAGTATGGCTCAAGCGTCACCTCAACAAAGGCAAGACGCCGCAGCGCGGCGCGACGATCAAGCGAATCCGCAAGAAAAAGGGCCGCCGCGTGGTCGCGCCGAGCGGCTACCGCGCGATCCGAATCCGCACAAGCCGAGGCAGCTAAATGCCGGTCAACTTTTCCGATCTCGTTTACCTGCCGAATTTCAACACGTTCGCGCGCGCGATCTTTATTACGCCGCTCGCCAGCCAGCCGGGCCAGCCGGTCTATCAGGCGCGCGGCATATTCGACACCGTGCCGATAGACGTGGTGGCGCTCGACGGCTCGATCATTTCCGAGCAACGCACGATTCTCGATCTGCGCGAGGTCGAGTTTGCGGTGCTGCCGGTGCAAGGCGATCAGTTCGCCATTCCGGCCGACGGCGGGCTGCCCGACGCTGGCAATTGGGAAGCCATCGACACCTCGCGCAACGGCGGCGGCGAGACGACGCTCACGCTGCGCAAATTGATGACGGCAAAACCGTCGCTGCGCGTGGTTCATAAATGACGCAAACCCCGGCGCTGATTATGCGCGATGCGATCTACGAGCGCGTTAAGGCGATGCCGTTCTTTGCCGGGTTCACGTTCGCAAAAAACAAGATGCTGCGCGTGCAACCCGCCGATCTGCCCTATTGCGGCATTTACAAGATCAACGAGTTGATGCTGCCCGAGGGCGACCCGAACGCGGGCGATATCCGCTTGCGCGATTCGGCGCGCTACGGCTTTTCGGTAATCATCGTCGACAATGAGAACGAGGACGGCGAGGCGACGCTCGATGCGGCGTTCGCCGAGATCACGAACGGCTTGTTAACCGACACGACGCTGACCGGGTTCAATCATAAATTGCTGCAAGGGATCACGCGGGTTGAGTCAATGAACGTTTACGGCTCGGTCGCGCTCGACAACGAAACGCCGGTGCTCGAATTGCAAGTCGATATCACCGCCGACCTCGGCACCGCGATATTCAAGCCAACCATCGTCGACGACTTTATCACGCTGCACGTCGACGCCCGACCGATCCAAAACCCCGACGCACCTATCGTCGAGATGCAATGGAATATGCAGACCGGCGAGATCAGCACAAAAGCGAGGAAGCCAAATGGCAAAAATAAAAGTGACACCAAACCGCGACGACGTGCCGCCGCATCCGATTGACGGGGCCATGCGCCCCGAGGGCTGCGAGTGGACGGCCGATCAATACACGTTCCGGCTCATTCGAGACGGCGACATTAGCGAGGTGCCACCCGAGGGCAGCGGCGACCCGCAACGGGCCGCCCGCCACGCCTCGACCGCCGTCGAGGCTGACGACGGCGGCAAAAGAAAACCCCGCTAAATCGGAAAAATCCCGGCCCGCGCAAGCGGGCCGTTTCATTTCCGATGCACGAGTACGTCGTTTATTGGCTGTTCGACGAAACATGCGTTTCGCCGCAACGACACGGCTACGTCGGCGTAACCCACAATCTAACACGGCGAACGCGTGAGCACCGTCGCCGTGGCCGCTTCCCACCAACCGTCAAGGTGCGGGTGCTCACTCAAGGGACACTCGCCGAGTGTCGCGCCGTCGAATGGTTATTGCGGCCCGTGTCGTTCATCGGCTGGAATTTCGCGGTCGGCGGCAAACCGTCAGTTAATCACACCGACGAGGTGCGTGCGAAATTGAGGGCCGCGCAGCTCGGGCGAAAGTATTCGGCAGAAAGCATCGAACGGCGGCGCGTCGCCTCTCGCGGCCGAACAAATAAAGGTCGCCTCGGTCAAAAAAAATCGCCGGAGGAGCGCGCCAAAATTGCAGCGGCGCAGATCGGCCGAACAGCGTCGGAAGCAACCCGCGCAAAAATCGCCGAAAGCAAACGCGGCAATAAAAACAGGCTCGGCAAACATCACTCCGAAACGACGCGCGAACTAATCCGACTCAAGAAATCCGGTGTTCCGATTCATTCCGACGAGCACAAGCGCGCACTCGCGGAGCGGATGAAGGGGAACGCTTACACAAAGGGCAAGCCGTGGTCGGCCGCCCGTCGTCTTGCATCAATTGAAAGGAGATCACGTCATGCCGATTTCGTTTAACAGCATTCCATCGGGTTGGAAGCTCCCATTAGTGTACATTGAAGTTGACCCGAGCCAAGCGGGCACCCCGACGTCGCAGAAATATGCGTTGCTCGTCGACTACAAGCTGACGGCTGGCGTCGCGCCGACCGATATTCCAATTGCGTGCGGCTCGATCTCGGACGCGAACAATCTCGCGGGGCAGGGCTCGCCGCTGGCGCGCATGTATGCGGCGTTCTTTGCGCTCAACAAGTCGACGCCGGTCCTGTTGCTGCCGATGGGGCAACCGGCCGCTGGCGTTGCCGCGACCGGCACCATCACCGTCGCCACGCCCGCGACGCAAGCCGGACAAATCGACCTCTATATCGCCGGGCAGCACATCGCCGTCGGCGTTGCCGCCGCCGATCCCATCGCCACAGTCGGCACCAACATCGCGGCCGCCATCACGGCAATGCCGGATCTCCCGGTTACGGCGGCGGCGGCCGGTGCCGTTGTTACGGTCACGGCCAAATGGAAGGGCATCACCGGCAACGATATTGCCATCGACTACAACGTGCTCGGCCCGAACGGCGGCGAACAATTCCCGCCCGGCCTCACGCTCACGCCAGCGGCGGGGGCCAACCTGACGGGCGGCGTCGGCTCGCCGGTCTGGACAACGGCCATCGCCAACCTCGGCGACGAGCCCTACGAATATGTGGGCTTAGGCTTCAACGATAGCGGCTCGCTGATCGCGTGGGAGACCGAATACGGCTTCAGCGACTCCGGCCGGTGGGGCTGGCTGCGCGAGGTCTACGGCCATTTGATCTCGGCCAAGCGCGACACCTACGCCAATCTCTTTAGCTACGGCCCGACCAACAACAGCGGCGTTTTGTCGTTGCTGGCAATCGAACCGGATTCGCCGACGCCGATTTATGAATGGATCGGGGCCTATGCCGCGCGCGCGGCCGGGGCCTTGTCAATCGATCCGGCGCGGCCGCTGCAAACTTTGACGCTCGATGGTGTTACGCCAGCGCCGAAAAACTTGCGCTTCAACAAGACGCAGCTCAACGCAATCGCTGGCGTCGGCTTGGCCGTGCAAGGCGTGGTTGCTGGCGGCGCAGCGCCGTCAATCGCCCGAGAGCAAACGACCTACCAAAAGAACACGCTCGGGCAAGCCGACAATGCCTACGAGTTGATGACGACGCTCGCCACGCTGGCCGAGCTGTTCCGGCGTATGCGGCAATCGATCACCAACAAATATCCACGCAGCAAACTTGCTGATTCGGGGACTCGTTTTGGCCCCGGGCAAGCCATCGTGACGCCGAACATCATTCGCGCCGAGCTCGTCGCCGAGTACCGGCAATGCGAATACGACGGCCTCGTCGAGAACGGCGATGCGTTCAAGGCGGCGCTAATCGTCGAGCGCGACGACGTAGATCCGAACCGCGTCAATGTCCTCTATCCGCCCGACGTCATTAACCAAATGAGAATGTTCGCGGTGCTCGCGCAATTCCGTCTGCAATTCCCACTCTCACTCGCCGCCTAACTAACGGAGTCAACCAATGTCGAACAGATTTGCGGGCGTTGCCTATTGGAGCGTCGACGGGCGGCAACTGGCCGTGCGCGGCAATCTTGAGGTCATGCCGTCACGCTACGAACGAACCGGAATCGCCGGGCAAGACGCGGTGCATGGATATTCCGAATTGCCGGTGGTGCCCTATATCGCTGGCGACGTCTCGACGCTGGAGGGAACGTCGGTCGAGAATATCGACGCCGTTACCGACGCGACCATCACGGTCGAGATGGCGAACGGCAGCGTGTTCGTTCTCCGCAACGCGTGGCGTGCCGAACGCTCGACCGTCAACACGCGCGATGGGCAATTTCATGTGCGGTTTGAGGGCCTAAGCTGCGATGAACTTGTAGCGGCGGCCGCATGAGCGTGACCGATCTCAAGGCGCGCGAGGCAAGCGCGCCGCCATTGCCCGAGGAAACGCCGCCGCCGATCCCGGGCTACACGCTTGAGCTCACAAAACCCATCGAGGCGCACGGCCAGCAAATTAGCAAGATCACGTTCCGCGAGCCGACCGGGCGCGACCTGTTGAACGTCGGCAACCCGGTCGTGTTCGATCCGATCTCGGATCCGCCGAAAGTCGTTCACGACGAGCGGCGCATGAACGCGATGCTCTCATTGCTCGGCAACGTGCCGCCGTCGTCGATCTTGGCGCTCTCGCCGCGCGATTGGATCACGTGCGCATGGGGCATAACCCCTTTTTTTATGCCGTGGCCCGGCAAGGTGTAGAGGTCGATCTCGTCGGCGATTGTTGTCGGCTCGCGGTGACGTTCCAATGCAGCCCGACGCTATTCCTCGATCTGCAAATGTCACAACTCTGGCGGCTCATGGAAAGGGCCAGCGACGTCGTTGAGGAAATGCGGAGATAAAACGCAATGGCGACCGAGCAAGATGAAGTCGTAAAAATAACCCTTGAGGTCGTCGACAAGTTTTCCAAGCCGCTCGACAATTTGATGCGCGAGCTTGACAAGATCGACAAGCAAGACGCGGGCGGCAAGACCAAAAAGAGTTTTGACGGCTTAAAAGATTCGGTAAACGGCGTCGCGGGCGCGTTCAGGTTACTCACGCCCGGCCTCGGCGGCACGCTCGGAATGTTCACGTCGATTGCCGCCGCAATCGGCGGCATCTCGAAAGCGATGCACGATTTTGCCGGGAACATCGAGTCAGTTCAACGCTTGAGCACCGCAACCGGATTCTCGGTGGAACGGATCCGCGAACTCGATGCGGTCGCGCGCCGGTTCGGCGTGACGGCGGGCGAGGTCCACGCCGGAATGCGCGGGCTCGCCGACTCGTTTCACGATATCAAGCGCGGCGGCCCGATATTCCAAGAACTCGCGCGCAGCGGCTTGCCGAATTTTGCGAACCAGTTGCGCGCCGCCAAGACCGACGCCGAGCGGCTTGAACTCGTGTTTAAGCAACTCGACCGGCTCAAGGATCCTTACGAAAAACGCCGGTTGATCGAGGGCATCTTGCACGGCCCCGCCGTGTTTGCCGACGCGACCGGCCCCGAGCGCAAGCGGTTAGAGGAAGAATATCGCAAGACCAATCCGCCGCTCGACAAGGAAGGAATGGACAAGGTTAAGCGATACGAGGACTCGCTCTGGAAATCCGGCAACGCGTTCGACGCCATCGTGCAAAAAAACGTCGGCGATCTCGACACGCTGGCGACGCAACTCGATTTGATGGCGCAAGGCACATTGAAGGCGAGCGACGCGCTCGGCTCGTTTAACAAAACGATGGACGCCGTTCGCAAGAACGCCGAGGACACGACAGGCGCGTGGGGCAAAAAGATTCCGAAATCCCCGGGCCGCCCGCTCACGATTTGGGAACAATTGTTCGGCCTCAAGCCCGAGAATCAATCGTACAACGACCCGGGCGGCGGCAAGACCAAGGACGTTATTAAAAGCGCGACCGCCGAGGGCGTGGTCGACGGCTTTCTCAAGTTCGCAATGCTTGTGGGAAATCGCGGCGGCGGCGATGGCGGCGCGCGCACGATCCCGGCGTCCTACACGCCCGGCAGCGGCGGCAACCGCATACGCCGGTTCGTTACGACACCGCCGCCGCAAGACAATGCGCCGCAGCCATCGCCACAACCGCAACCGGAACCGCAGCCAGCAACGCCGCCGCCAAGGCGCGGCCGGCCGAAAATCGCCGGGCAACCGGAACCGCAACCGGAACCGCAACCCGCAACGCCGCCCCGTCCGGCGCGGCCGAAAATCGCCGCGCGGCCGCCGCCTGATAAGCCCGGCGCGGCAAACCCGCCGCCGCCATCGTCGGCCGGGCCGATGGGTGCGGATCCGAACCAGCGCGACCGGCCCTATCGTATCGGCGGTCAAGTGACGATGGACGGCAAGACCTACACTTGGGGCTCGGGCGGCATCAAGCGCGGCTCGATTCCCTATGGCGATTTTCCGATCAACGTCGGCAAAGGTGATATCGGCAGCGTCGGTAAACGCATCGGCTCGATAGCAACCATCGGCGGCCCGTGGGGCACGATTAACGATCCTAAATATCCCGGGCACCCGCGCGGCGGAATCCAGATCCATGCCGGGAGCGGCTCGACGCTCGACCGGCTTTATTCGGAAGGCTGTTTTGCGGTTTCGCGCGCGCAATGGCCCGCGTTCAAAAAGGCGTTGCTCGAAAAGGCGCAGCACGGCCAATTGATGCTGCATATCGGCCGCGACGGCATGGCGACGATCACGACAAAAGGCGAACGCGGCAAGCCCGAGATGGCAAAGCCGCCCGAGCCACCAACCAAGCCGCGCGAAAAAATGCACGACCCGCGCACGCAATCGGCCGCGATCAAAGGCGATGCAACCGTGCGGATCGACGTCAACGGTCTGCCACGCGGTTCGCGCATGGCGGCCTCGTCGAGCGGAATCTTTTCCAGCGTCGAGCTCCATCGCGGCAGCACGTTGCCGCTCGCCAGCGAGACCGGATAAATGGCGACACCTCTCTGGCGGCAATTGCTGGTGCCATCGTTCTTTCGCATGGCCCCGTTTCACGTCGACGTTAATTCGCGGGCGTCGGGGCGGCGCACCGTGCTGCACGAGTTTCCGAAACGCGACACGCCCTACGCCGAGGACATGGGCCGCAAGGCGCGCTCGTTTCCCGTCACCGGCTATGTGATCGGCCCCGACTATCAGATCTGGCGCGAGTTGTTAGTCGCCGCGCTGGAAATGGAGGGGCCGGGCTTGCTGATCCTGCCGACGCTGTTGCAGCGCGACACCATCATGGTACAGCCGCGCGACTACACCGTGCGCGAGATGCGGACACAAGGCGGCATGGCGGAATTTGAAATGAATTTCGTCGAGTCGGGCGACTCGCTGTTTTCCACGATCATTGATTCCATCGGGCAAGCGCTCGGCGCGGCCGGGGGATCCGAGGGACAAGCGATTGCCTCGTCGGGCGCGGAACTCACCGGCAACAGTTTCGGCGCGGGCGGTGCCGAGAGTAGCGTATTCGGCACCGGGACCGGCGAGGTCACAATCGGCGACCCCGAAATCGGCGTCGGGACCGACGGCTAATGCAAGCCACCGCGCGCGAGGAAGCGGCCAAGGTCGTCGTGATGGTGCTCGACGATCTTATGGCGACGATCACCATTGACCCCGGCCGACCCGGTTCGATGTTGCGGCTGGCCGTTGGTGATCTCTTGGCCGACGCCGAGCTGTTGATCGACAGCGGCCAGATCGCCGCGCCGCTCGCCAACGTGTTCGATCTGGCGCGACAGGCGGGCGCAACCGTCGAGCAAATGGAAACGGTGCGCACGCACACGACCGCAATCGTGGTGAGCTCGTTCCCGGCATGGTCGGTCGGAAATACCTGCGTGCGGTTCGCGCTGGTGCAGATGGCGCGGATCCTCGCCGCCATGACGTTCACCAGCCGCCCGCAAGTCGACGGCTACCTCGACCGCATCAACGCGGCTTTCGATAACTCCGAAATCATCGCGGCAAATTTCAAGGATCAGACCAGCTATCAATCGCTGATCGCGCTGCACGCGGCGGTGACGTTCGACCTCACCACGCGCGAGCGCACGCTGCCGACGATCATCGTCTATGATTTCGTGGTATCGCGGCCCTCACTCTGGATCGCCAACCGGCTTTACGGCGACGCCGAACGCAATCAAGAGTTGGTCGACGAGAACATGCCGGTTCACCCCGCTTTTTGTCAGTCGCCGATTCGCGCGTTGTCGCAATAATGGTCAGCCCCTTAGAGGTTTGCACCGTTCAAGCGGCGGGCATCGAATACAAATGGTGGAAAGAGGTCGAGGTCGTCCGCGATCTCAACAACTGGATCTCGTCAGCGACGTTGGTCGTCGCCGAGATCGGCGACCTCAATAAAGGGTGGGGCGCGCTCAAGCTCGCGCCCGGCGTCCCGGCCAAGGTCATGCTCGCCGGGCAACTGGCCGAGACCGGCGCGGTCGCGGTGCGTCAGGTATCCTATGACGCCGACTCGCATAACGTCCGCATCATCATTCAGTCGAAAGTCGCCGATCTGATAAAGGCGACGCTCGATATGCCGCCCGGGCAATTCAAGAATCAAACGCTGAAGCAACTCGCCAACGCCGCAGCCGGGCAATACGGCGTCGGCCTGACGCTCAAGGGCGCGATTGACGGTGCGGAAAAAGTGTTCGAGCGCGTCAGTATTCACCTCGGCGAGTCGCCGTTTCAGTTCATCACGCGGCTGGCGCAGATGCGGAATGTGCATATCACCGACGACGAAACCGGGAACCTCGTCGGCCAGCGCGGCGGCGGCACCACGGTTGCCGAGTTGCAAGAGGGCCGCAATATCCTCTCGGCCGAGCTGATATGGTCGAACGACACGGCGGTCGACAAGTTTACCGGCGACGCCGATCTGCCCGGGAATGACGATCATTGGAGCGACAAGGCGCGCGCAACATCAGCGCAAGCGACGAGCAAGAGCTCGCAACCGGGTTTTGCCAAAATTATTCAACGCATTATTGCGCCGATGCCGGGCGATTCCAAAGACGTGCAAATGTTCGTCAACCACGCCATCAACTTGAACGCGGCGACGCAATTCGAGGCCAACATCACCGTGCGCGGCTGGCTGCGCGGCGCGGGCCAGATCTGGCTTAAAGAGGTCGGCAACCTGATCGACCTGTATTCGCCGATGCTGTTGCCGCAGCAACGCGCGACGCTCGGGATCCAGACCGTGACGTGCCGACAGAGCGACTCGGCTGGCACCACCACCACGCTCGGGCTGGTGCTGCCGGATCGGCTCGGCAATTCCGACGCATTCAAGAGCGGCGGCGACGGCGCTGCGCCGCAGACGCCCGAGCCAGCCAAAGCCTACGCACCGCAGGATGCCTAATGAGATTCAGCTCACGCACCATCGGCGACCGGATGCACAACGCAATCAAGCGCGTCACGGTCGAGGACACGAACGAGGATCCGCTGTTCCGCGAGTCGACGCTCTCGCTCTACACCGAGGAAAAGCAAAAAGAGATCGAGCATATGGAACCGTACGGTTTCAGCTCGCGCGTCAAGAAACCGACCGGCGAGGCCAACAATAAGAAAAAGGCCGAGGGCCTTATGGTGTTCACCGGGGGCAACCGTTCGCACGGCGTCCTGATCGTCAACGGCGACCGCCGTTATCGGCTGCGCGGGCTAAAGGAGGGCGAACTCGCACTGTTCGACGATCAAGGGCAACAGGTTCACTTTACTCGCGACGGCATTGTGACGAGCGCGCCGAGCGGAAAAAAGATCGTAACGCAAGTCATGAAAGGCGATAAAGCGCCGCCGCCGCCGCAAAGTTCGTCGAGTTCGTCGTCGGCCCCGAGCACGGGATCGTCGAGCGGGCAGACCGACTCCAAAAAATACGGGCAGTCGGCGCAAGCCACGCAAGAGGTGCTCACAAGCCTGACGCTCACGAAAGACTCATGGGTCGTCAATCATCCGACCAAAATCGAGCTAACGGTCGGCAACAATACGGTTTTGATCGATACCGGCAAGATCATTTGCAAATTCGGCGGCGACGACAACAAATCGATGCGCGTCGACGGCAGTCACACGCATATGAAGTTCGGGGGCAATTCGATTTTTGTCGACGCGGGCGGATGCTGGTCGACCGTTCCAATACAGATTAAAGCGGATCCGCAGTAGGCAGCCATGCCAGACTTGAGATTGTTCGATATCGTGACGCCGTTCGTGGTCACGTTCGACCTGTTGCAACGGCCCGACAACCTGATCGATGAGACGCAAGCTTTTGCGACCGCCGTCATTGTCGCGCTCGGCACCAACAAGCGCGCCAACGCCGACGACATTTTGCCGAACGCCGAATCCGATACTGACCGGCGCGGCTGGTGGGCCGACACCAACGTCGAGACGATATGGAACGGCTGGCCCATCGGTTCGCGGCTATGGTTGCTGGAGCGCCACAAGATCACCGACAACACCGCGCGGCAGGGTTCGACGCTGGCGCGCGTCGACGCCTATATTCGTGAGGCGTTGCAGCCGTTCATAACGAACCAAATGGCGTCGCGCATTGACGTCACCGTAACGCGGCCCGAGCTGCAAAAGATCGTCGCGACCATCGTGATTTATCGGGGGCCGCTGCCGACAATACAGTTGCAGTACCAATCGCTCTGGACCGAGATCGAGGGGAACGCCTAAGATGCCGTGGTTCACGCCTAGCCTCGACGACGTGCGCAAACAGAATCGTGACTACATCACGGCGCGGCTGCACTCGGCGGCGATGATCCCGAACAGCGCCTTGCGCGTGCTCTCGGACGCGAACGCCGGTTTGGCCTTTCTCAACTTGCTCTATATCGACTGGCTTTCGCGCCAATTGCTGCCCGACACGGCCGAGACGGAATGGCTCGACCGTCACGCCGCGATCTGGCTACCGAACGGCGGCCGCAAGCCCGCAACCTTTGCGTCGGGATCCGGCACCGTCACGGGCATTGGCGGCAGCATCGTGCCGAACGGCACGCAACTGTCGTCACAAACCGCCGTGCTCTATCAGACCACCGAGCAAATTACCGTCGGCACGTCGCCGACGCCGGTTACGATCCGCGCCATCGACCCCGGCAGCGTCGGCAATCTCGACCCGGGCTCAAGCCTCGGTTTCGTGAGCGCGATCCCCGGCGTCGACGGTACCGTGACCATTGTCACGATGGACGGCGGCGTCGATATCGAAACCGACGATGAGTTGCGCGTGCGCGTCTTGCAGCGGATCCAGCAACCGCCGATGGGCGGCGCGCAATACGACTACGTTGCGTGGGCCATGCAGGTTCCGGGCGTGACGCGCGCATGGGCCTCGGCCGAACAGGGCACCGGCACCGTTACCGTGCGATTCCTCATGGACGATTTGCGCGCATCCGACGACGGATGGCCGACGCCCGCCGACGTGACGACGGTCGCCAGCTATATCGATCTCAAGCGGCCGGTTGCGCTGAAAGACTGTTACGTGCTCGCGCCGATAAAATTCTTCCTCGAAATGACGATCACCGATCTTGTTACCGACGACGAGGCGACGCGCGCAGCCATCGAGCAATCGATAGAGGCCATGCTCTACATTCAAGCCGCGCCCGGGCAAACGATCTACCGCTCATGGATCGAAGAAGCGATCTCCAACGCCATCGGCGAGGATCATCACACGCTGACGTTTGACGATGCGGTGATGCCCGCGCCCGGTTATATGGCCGTCCTTGATACGATTCTCTACGACGAATGACCGACAAGCATATCCGGCGCAGCGGCGACGATTATATCGACGCGCTGGCGGCGCTATTGCCGTTCGGCCCGGCATGGCCGCGCGAATACGACTCGACCTTGATGAAACTCGTCGGCGGCTTTGCGCAAGTGTGGGGCGATCCGGTCGACAAGCGCGCGGCCGATTTGCTGGAAATCGAAAGCGATCCGCGCACGACGACGGAATTGCTGCCCGATTGGGAACGCAATTTTGGCTTGCCGGATCCTTGCTACACCGCGCCGCAAAGCGTCGGCCAGCGTCAGCTCGCGCTCGTCATGCGCATGACGATGCTCGGGGCGCAATCGCGCGCGTTCTTTATCGAGGTCGCGGCCATGCTCGGCTACACCATCACGATTACCGAGTACCGCGTATTCGTGGTCGGCATGGACGGTTGCGGCGACTGCCGCGTTCATGGCGTGGTGCCGCCCGATCCCATGCGCAACGTGTGGGGCGTTCCGATCATGGACGCCGAGGGTGACGCGCCGGTCAGGAACGGCGACTTGTCCGAATGGCCGAACTACGGCCTCGGGCCGCCGGGTAACAGATCCTATTGGACCGTTCACGTCAGCGGCGCATCGCTGACGTGGTTCCGCGTCACCAAGGGACAAACCGGCGTTGATCCGCATTTGCGCATCGGCCTCGCCGACGATCTCGAATGTCTTTTGAACCGCTGGAAGCCGGCGCACACCGAAATAATTTTCGACTACAGCGGGCTAGGCGATCCCGGCGACCCGATGGCCGGTACACCATGACGAGGAAAAAATGAAATATGAACCGCCCTATGGAGCACCGGGATCAAACGACCCGTATATCAACGGCAACCCTGCCACCGGCACAATGGGGTCAATCCCGCCAGCCGCGTCGATTGAATATCCGCAACGCGAGATTGTTAATGTCATAAGCAAGAGCGGACTAACACCCACTGATTCCGACCTTGGGCAACTTTGCAAAAGCATCCAGAGCGGTGTGATTAATACCTGTACTGATACCGGCACACCAAATGCAGTTATCATTACACCAAATCCAGCCGTTTCAAGTTATTGGCTCGGCCAGTATTGGCGCATCAAGGTTGCCAACCTCAACACGGCGGCGGCAACCATCAATGTTAACGGCCTCGGCGCAGTGGCGCTGGTTCATGCCGACTTGACCCCATTGACCTCATGGGAATTGTTCGTCGGTCAGATGATCGATGTTGTTTATGACGGTGCCGGTCATTTTCAATTGTTGTCGGGCGGCCCATCTTCGACGCAGCCGGTACTTACTGCGGCGCGATCAGTTTATGTAAACCCGGTGACCGGCAATGACACGACGTTAGATGGTTCACAGGCAACCGTTTCGGGTGCGCATGGCCCATTTCAGACGTTGCAAAAAGCTCTGGCCACGATGACGAAATATAACCTTGGTGGTTGGAGTTTTAACATCTATCTGGCGGACGGCAATTATACGACTACATCCGTCATTCGAGCACCGTTACCGAATGGCTCTGGTACAGTTTTCATCGTCGGCAATCACGCAAGCCCGCAAAATGTGGTGATCTACAACACCAATCAAGGCAGTGCATTATTTGTTGAGTACGGCGGCAACTATTATATCGACGGCGTTTCGTATCGTACAACGGCACCGATGGCCGGTGATCCCGGTCATGGATTGTGGGCGGCGGGCGGCTCGACGTTATCGGTCTATGCATCGGCATTTTATTATTGTGCGGGTTTGCACATCGCCATTCAGGATGGCAGCGTCCTCTTTATGGTCGGACCCGTTACGCTGTATGGCGGCATCGGCACGTCGCATATTGGCGTATTCACCAATGGTATCTATGGCAATTATCAAATTGCACCGGGACCGCCGTTGATGACGTTTGCCGTTGCAGGGTTAAATTGGCCACAGGGCTTTGTGCAATGTACCGGCGGCGGTTACGCGCAAGTTATTTATTCAGGCTTCACCGGCTTTTCGACAAGCGGCTATCGATACTCGGTGGCATCCAACGGTGTCATTGAAACTGGCGCTAGAGGCATAAATTATTTGCCGGGCGATACTGCTGGACTCGTCGCGAGCGGAGGGCAATACACATGAATATTCTGGATCATTATTGGATCATTGATGGTTCGACTACGGACGTTTATCAGAGCAAGACAAACACGCTGGTTGCTATCGATGACGAGGCGTACCTAGCTTGGACTCTTAACAATGTTGCAACCCCTATCGGGAGCGAAAGCGAACTTGCGGAGGTTATAACCCCTTACAATTTACTGCCGTACTGGCTGTTTAATGCGGAGTCATTCATTCAGCCAACACCGACCACCTACACAAAAAGCCAGCTTGCGGCCTATAGCGGTGATGCGCGTTATCGCCGCGAAAATAGTGGCGTCACGATCACCAGCATCGGCGGCAGTGTTCCGTTTGCGAGTGATTTAGCTGCACGCAATGCCGTCGATACCGCATGGGGTTATATGAACGCCAAGGGCACGGTTAATTCTATCAGTTGGAAAATGCCCGACGGATCATTCATCACGATGACAACGGCGCAGGTCACAACCTTGATGGGCCATCTTTCGACATTCATTCAGGCATGTTTTGAATGTGAGAGTGACAACCTCGCCCCCATCAATGGCGCTACGATGACAACGCAAGCAGAAATCGACGCGGCGTTTGCGGCAATTCCAAACGTGTTCCCTTAAAACATGGCAACCGTCAACATCACGGTCGAGAACGACGCGGATTTTTACCGCGCGTTTCAGTATGTCGCGGCAGACACCAGCGCCCCTATCAACATAACTGGCGGCACCATGGAAATGATGCTGCGCCGCCACGCAGAGGATGCGGAAGCATTGCTGCGGCTTGCAACCGACACCGGAGAAATCATCATTACCAATGCCGCGCTCGGTACTTTCACGGTGATGATTGCACAGCCAGTGTTAGAACGGCTCGGAGTTGGCAGTTTCGACCAATCAAACATTCTGACGCTTGGCGGCCTGAAAATAAAAGTATGGTCGGGCACCCTGACCAACAATGCGGGGCCGACGCGATGAGCGCGGTCGAGATCATCAATGGTGAGGATCAGTTAAGCATTGTGCCGCAAGCGGATGACGCGACCGTTGTCGTCATGGCCGAACAGGATATTACGTTCGCCATTGAGAGTGGTGAACAGGGACCACCGGGGCCACCGGGGCCGCAGGGGCCGGTCGGTGATGCCTCAATCGTGCCGGGGCCAGTAGGGCCAGCAGGGCCAACGGGGCCGCAAGGACCACCCGGCGTTAACGGCAGCGGTACTCCCGGCACTGTAGCGCCGATCATGGATGGCACCGCGACGGTCGGCACTTCAACATCGTTTTCGCGTCAGGACCATATCCATCCAAGCGATACGTCGCGCGTTGCCAAGACCGGCGACACAATGGCCGGACATCTCTCATTGCCGACGGGGCCAGCCGCCGCCAATGCCGTGCGAAAAGATTATGTTGATGCCGCCGATGCGACGTTGACAACCTCTGTCAACGGCAAAGTTGCCAAGGCTGGCGATATTATGACGGGTCAGTTGCAACTTAATTTTAGCAACCCGTCGCTGGCGATCAACAAGACGGCAAGCGGGCAAAACAATCTTATTTTAGGATGCACAAACGGATTGTCTAATCAGCGGTGGGCCATCATTCCCGGCGACAACACCGCCGAAGGCGGCTCAAATAGCGGCAGCGATTTTTCAATCTATCGATATAATGATGGTGGCTCTCCTATTGAAGCGTCGCTTCAGATAAATCGCGCAAGCGGGGCTGTTGCGATTACACAAACGATTGCCTCGGCGGGGTTCTACATCCCGACTCAAAATGCCTCTTACATTTCCGACGCCTCAAACACCTATATGATGTTTAATGGGCCGAACACTTGTTATCTCGCCTACAACAAGTCGAACGGCAATCTTACTTATGTTGTTAACTCAGGAACGAAGGCAACTATCGACGGCAATGGAAACCTTTATGTCGTTGCGACCGGCTACAAGCCCGGTGGCGGTCCGTGGGACGCCACGTCCGACAGCCGCATCAAAAACGTCGAGGGCGAATATACGACCGGCCTTGATGCCGTTGCTCAGTTGCGGCCGATTACCTACTCATTCAAAGGCAATGACACGCCAGAACTGCCAGCGCACATAACAACACCATTTGATACCGAGACAAAAGAAGCGCCGACCGTTCCTTATCCCAACAGCCCGCATTATCAGGCGGCGCTTGATGCCAAGACATTTCATGGACTGATCGCGCAAGAGGTTGAAGCAATCTTTCCTGAAATGGTGACGCAGCGCGTCGGCTATATTGACGGTGAACCTGTCACTGACCTGCGCGATCTCAATACAACGCCGTTAATTTTTGCGCTGGTCAATGCCATCAAGGAATTGAAGACCCGCGTCGAAACGTTGGAGAGCGCAGCCGCGCAGTCGCGCAAACGGAAATGATGACCTCGGTCAGGTCATGGTTTCACGAAAATCAGACGCTGGTTTATTTTCTTGTCGCGCAAGCCATCGCCATCGGCGCGGCGGTACTGTCGATCACGGCTTACATGGTGCGGCTGGAAACGCGGGTCAGCACGATGGAGGTGCGCGGCTCGCCGCACCTACAGGAAATCAACAATCGGCTGACAGTGCTGGAAAAACAGACCGAGGCCAACAAAGCGAGCCTCGACCGCGTTGTTGAAATCATGCTGCGCGAATTACCGATCAAGAAAGATGGGCCACGCTGACAACAAGAGGACACTGACATGAGCATATCCGACGCGACCGAGTCTGCAATTCTGAAGCTGGTGTTTCAGGCCGTGGCGTGGGCCAACTACGCCGACAACGCCGCAAGCTCTCCGCAAACCAACGTGGGCATTGCGCTGCATACCGCCGACCCCGCCGATGCGGGAACGGCATCGACCAGTGAAATGACGACCGCCGCCTATACCGGCTACACGCGCGTCAATGTCCTGCGCAATGCGACCGGGTGGGGCATTTCCGGCACCTCGCCGACAACCATTAGCCCGGCTGCCAATATCGACTTTCCGGCTGGCAGCGGCGGCACAGGTGCGACCGCGAGTTTCTTTTCCACCTCGTCGAGCAACGCAGCGCCGCCAACGGGTGCGGCGGCGATCCTGTGGTCCGGCGCTATCTCGCCAACCATTGCTTGCGGTAACGGCGTCACGCCGCGCCTGACCACGGCCTCGACCATCACACTCGACTGACGTGGGTGAGCATAATAACGAAATGTATCGCTGCCTTCGCGATTGCGACGTACCGGCAGCGATGCGGCTCTGGCAACATGCGCGGCCCGATATGCCGCAGCCGGAGAACACGCATCAAGCCTTGATTATGATTCACTACGCGCGCACCAAGATGCGAAAGCTGCCGAGCAAGTTGCGGTTCTATTCGCATTGCTGGCTGATCGGCGAAGGCTTGCCGTCAGGGCTGCCGGATAACATGCGCGCGCGCGCCGAGCGCATGTACCCGGTCATCGCCAATGCGGTTGGCGTTTCGTCCGGCTCGGGGCCGGGCAGCAAAGGGCCGCTCAACTTTGCAATTGAGAAAGTCATGGCCGAGGCGGTGCTGGAAGCTTACGCCGACGGCCACAGCCACGAACCGGAAATCGTCAAGGCGCGCATCCTCGAAAAGCGCGCCGAGTTCAAACGGAGAGCATAAAACAGTGGCCTATTACGACGCGCTGAAAACAAAATGGGCTTCCGCTCCGGCTGGCACCACGCAATCAAAATGCGACTGGTGCAACGCGCAGACGGTGACGGGCGCGGCCATTGCAATGAAGGTGCCATATAGTGAAATCTACAACCGGCTGGTGCGGGCCGAATATAATGCGCTGGCGGTGGCGGACCAGCAATCAGTGCAGCGCATTCTCTCGCAACAGACAGTTGATTTTAGCCCAAACAGTTCGGCGCGGACGCAAATGCTGACGCTGTTTCCGTCCGGCAAGGTGTCCTACACCAACCTGCAAACCTACATCGCGACGTTCGATGCGCCCAAGATTCCGTGGCCGACAGCAACCGTTGCGCAAGGCGGCGGCGGCCTTAACGGCCCTGTTAGCTTGAATGACGCGGCAGCGGCGGGGCTGGTCTGATGGTTGCAAATTTTCTCTGGAATCCCGGTACCAGCAACGTCGGTTTGACCGCGAGCGCATTCACGCTGATGGCGGATACATCGGAACTGGCTTCACTGACCAGCACATCCTACGTCGTGTCATCGGTCAGCGGCACGTCGGGCGTATTCAGCAACAGCAATTCCGCACAGGCGATTTGGGCACCGCTGTTTCTGACTTTGGGCGCGATTGGCTCGGCGCTGACGACGGGTGCAAACCTTGCGGGCTGGTTTCTGCGCTCCTATGACGGCACCAATTTTGAGCAAGCCTCGGTTGCGCCGCCACGCCCGCCTGATTTTATCATCGCGTTGCCAGCGACAACCATCACCGGCGCGACGGTGTGGGGATCGGGACTGGTTTTGTTACCGCCGCTCAAATACAAAGTTGGCATCATGAACAATACCGGGCAGACGCTTGCCGCGTCGGGCAACACATTACGCGCCGCGCCCGTCAACATGCAGACGCCGTGATACCGACCCGTAACCCGTTGGCTTATCCCTGCGGCGTCATGCCGGGGTTCGATCCCAACCACGCAGTACTCAGCGGACAGCTTTATTGTTCGTTTGTTGCGTTGGGGCCGACATCGCAGGGCTTCATCAATATTCTGACGGGGCTGCGCAGCACACCAGTAGGCGCGCAAGCTGGCGAGGTTATCGACGGCTGGATCGGGCCAAGTCACCAGACCGGTTCATTTAACCAGAGCATTATTACAGGTCTGGCGAACAATTCGACCGCATATACCGGAACGATGGCGCT